TGCGGCCACCACGGCCACAACCGGCCAGCTAATCGCCCCGATGGCCGTCATAACAGCACTGCCGACCGTCGTGAAGATTGCCCCCATCGCCCCTGCTGCAGCAATGATGGCATTGATGCCGGTGATAACCGGCCAGGCTACAAGACCAATGGCACCGATGATGCCAATAAGCGCCAGCGCGCCACCGACAATGAGGCCGATGGTTGACGCCAGTGATTTGCTTTTCTGGATCCAGCCGTCGAGTTTTAACACATACTTTGTGGCCGTCTGCGTGAGATTACGCAGTGCGCCTTCCTGCTGGTCAAACAGGTCTGTCCCCACCGCCTCATAAGCGGACTGAAACTCCTTAAAGTCACCGCCGAGGTTATCCTGCATGATTTTAACCAGCTCTTCCGTTTTACCGTCCGAGGCTTTCAGCGTGGCAGTCAGCTTATCCAGTTTTCCGCTTGCTGCCGCTGCCAGTAAAACGTTCGCTGATTTCAGGGCTTCCTCACCAAAAATGGTTTTAAGGTATTCCCCCTTCTGAGACGTTCCCAGCTTGTGTTTATCAAAGCTGGCCTGAATCTCTTTCAGAATGGTGAACAACGGACGCATATTTCCCTTTTTGTCCGAGGTTTTAACGCCAAGCTCTTTGAGTGCATCCCATGCTTTTCCAGTCGGTGCCTGTAATCGGGTGACAACGGCACTGCTACCCGTCCCCGCCATTGACCCCCTGATGTTATTGTCATGCAGCACACCTGTCATGGCCGCTGCCTGCTCAAGACTTACACCTGCCGTCCTCGCAACCGGACCGAGGTAAGTCAGTGCATCACTGAGTCCCTGAAAATCAGCCGCCGACTTATTCATCGTTGCCGACAACACGTCGCCCACATGGCTGACATCATCATTTGACAGTTGAAAGGATGCCTTAGTCCCCAGCAACAGTTGAGCGTTTTCTTCCATCGACCGCTGATTCGCCAGTGCCATATTCAGCGTGACCGGCGTTGCCGCCTGAATAGCCGCAGCATCCCCACCGGCTTTCGCAATGATAATCTGTGCACCGGCTGCATCATCCGCCGAGGCGGCGGTATTGTCACCGAGCTGGCGCGCCTGCTTGCGGAGTGCGGTCATTTCGGCGGAGTCTTTTGCCACACCGAGCACAGCCTGCAATTCTGAGTTTTTCTGCGCAAACTCATAACCGGGCATCAGCAGCTTAACTCCGGCCATCGTTCCCGCCGCCGCAATCCCCACACCGGCAGCGCCTACTGAGGCCATATTTCCGGCCAGTTCCTTTCCTGCCTGATAACGCTGTTTGACTGCGTTAAGTTTTGCCTGTTGTGCACTGACACGCGCCAGCGCGTCACGCTGACGGTTAAGCTGGGCGGTGGTTTCACTGATACGGTTTTTCAGCCCTCGTTCATCATGCGCCAGATTACGGGTATTAATACCCGCCTGACTCAATTCCTGACGCTGGCGCTGTACCGACAATCTCAGGCTGTTATATTTCGCCTGTAACTCAGACGCATTTTTACGCGCGGCTTCCATTGCCTTTGCCTGTGCATTTGTCGGTCGTTCAGTATTTTTAAACTGGACAGCCAGAGCTGCGGCTTCCTGTCTGGCTTTTTTCAGTTCCTGACCAGTCACGGCGAGCTGTGCACTGGTCTTGCGAAATCCCTCAATACGGGATGCCTGACCGTTCAGCTCGCGCAGTGATTTTTGTGTGTCCCGGATATCCCCCGACAGCGACTTGCTCGCTGTACGGATGGATTTAAACGGGCGGGATGCCTGGTCAACAGCCCTGAGCAATACCTGTAATTTTACATTGTTACTCATTCGTGTTTCCGCTTCGCCGGAGCGCCTTTTCGCGCCATGTGATGAGTTCGGTCAGGCTCATGGGATACAGTTCTGATGGCGGCCAGTGAAATATCACTGCCACATCCGCCATCAGGTCATCGACCGAGAGATTTTTCGGAAACGTCACTGCACCGAGTTCGGCGACAAAAAACCGACCACCTTACCGGCCAGCGCCACAAGGTCAGGCAGCTCCAGCGCGGCGACCTCCTGCTCAGTCAGCATCGGTGCCGTCATGCGCGGCAACACCTTAATCAGTGCATCGACTTCGGAGTTTGCGACCGCTGCCAGACTGACACCGCGCAGCGTCCCGGCATTGGGTTTCATCAGCGTGACCTGTTCGATAACCTGCTCACCACGTTTGACCGGATTGTCCAGGGTAATCACATTTTCTTTGTTCATGGTTTTCTCACTTCTTAATCAGGGTTAACCGGTCAGCCTGGCTGACCGGATGAAAATCACAGGCCGATATTGCGGCGGTGTTGCTCCAGCCGGTCGACGCCGTTCACCTTCTCAATCATGTTGATGGTGTCGATTTCGACCAGCTCCTTACCGTCCATCGTCAGCCGGAAATAGGTGCATACCACGGAGATTTTCGACTCGGTGTCTTCTCCCTGTTTCCCCTCGCCGGTGTCGATTTCTTTCTGACGGCCACGCATGACCACCTCGACGGCCACCGTTTCGCCGGTATCGTCGCGCTGGTAAGAGCCTGCAAAACGAATCGGCACGGCATCCACGCCGGTTGCGGCGTAAAGCTCCCAGATAACCGAATCCGGGAAGCCCCCGAGCGACCACTCCATTGACAGCGCATCATCATCAAGGCCGAGGTCTACCGGTGCGCTGCCGTTCATCCCCGCACCGCGATAGTTTTCGAGCTTACGGGTCAGTTTTGGCAGCGTGACGGACTTTGCAACGCCCTGATAGCTGTAGCCGTTCAGAAAGACGTTCATTAACTTGAGTTTACGCGGCATTGCCATCGGTCAGGCTCCTTAATTGCTGTTAACCGAGGTGACCAGATTTGCCAGGTATTTATCGGTAATACGCTGGCGCAGGGTCAGGTTTTCGAGAGGAGGCACCGGGGTATAGTCGTAGTCGATATACAGTTTTCCGGCCTTGAGGGTTTCCGCATCGTTGGATTCTTCGCTGAACCAGCAGGTCGCATCCACGATATAGCCGTTTGTTTTCAGCTCACGGAATTTGGCATTAATGCCGTCAACGATGTCGCGAATCAGCGTTGCGGTGATGGGCTTGTCCACCGCCCACATGTGCGCCTCAGCCATCGTGTCGGCCAGCACCTGCGCGGTGCGGGTGTAGTTTTCAAAGAGGAACAGCGGGTCATCAGAGCAGGTACGGTTACCCCAGAAGCGGAAACCGTCACGGCGAATCAGCGTTGTGACGCCTGACTCGTTAAGCAGGTCAGCATCGGTGCCGGACTCCTGCAAATCCCAGAATACAGATGCGCTGATGCCGGTAACACCGTTCACCCCGACGTTGGACAGCGTTTTATGCCAGCCCTGCTCCTGGTCGATTTTGGCACGCAAACCCAGCGCACGGGCGGTGGCATACGCGGTGGCGGTGGTACTGGTGACCGTATCCCATGCGAGGAAATCCGGCCAGATGACCATCAGCTCACGCTGGCTGAAATTCTGACGGTAGGCTTTCACCTCGGAAATGGTTTTACAGCCCCATGCGCTGATATACCCGAAAGCGCGCAGCTTCTGACAGACTGATGCCAGTGCAACAGCCACCTCTTTGGTGTCCAGTCCCGGCACGCCGAGAATACGCGGTTTAACACCGGTTACCGACTCCGCCGCCAGCAGGGCTTTCAGTCCTGTGTACTGACCGTTTTCGTCGGTGGTGCCGATGATATTGGAAACGGTCTGCGCGAGTTTCGTTTCCTCGTCGTCGCCGGTGCCGTCTTCCACACGCACGACAACGGTGATCGGTTTTGACTGGTCGGCGATGGCCTGCAACGATGCCGCCAGCGTGCCTTTTTTACCAGCCTTTGCAATTGCGCTCTGCACATTGGTAATCAGCACCGGTTTATTGATGGGGAAGGTTTCCGCATCCGCATCGCTGGCCGTGCAGACCATGCCGACAATGGCAGTGGATACGGTGGAAATGACGCGGGTGCCGTCGTTAATCTCCAGCACCTGCACGCCGTGATGATAGTCACTCATCCGTTTAACTCCGTGGTTAATGGGTGAGTGGTATTTTCAGTTGTGCCGGAGATGTCAGGCTATTTGTCCCGGTTGGCTAAGGGATGACACAATTTATTCTTTGTCGCTGATGAGGGAAATTTTTTATAGAGCGTGGACAGACCAATATCAAAAATCAGTGCCACGCGTTGACGTGACTCCCCTGCAGCCAGCAAACGCCCGGCCTGCTCCCACTCACTCGCGGTGAGTTTAGGACGTCTGCCACCAATACGACCTTTGGCTCTGGCCGCTTCCAGCCCGGCCCGAGTCCGCTCGACAATGAGCTCTCGTTCCATTTCAGCCAGGGCACCCATCACATGAAAGAAAAAACGCCCCATCGGCGTGCTGGTATCAATAGCATCTGTCAGGCTGCGAAAATTAACGCCGCGTTCGCGCAGTTCCTCAACCAGAATGACCAGATGCCGCATACTACGCCCCAGCCTGTCCAGCTTCCAGACTACCAGAGTGTCACCTGCTGATAATGTTCTGAGCAGTTTTTTCAGTCCCGGTCGGTCGGACTTCGTGCCGCTGATTTTATCCTCAAAAATCCGCTCGCATCCTGCGCACTCCAGCGCGTTACGCTGCAATTCCGTGTTCTGGTCATTTGTCGACACGCGTACATAGCCAATAAGCATGAGCATCCCCCTGAATAAAAACCGGAGATGATGCCACTTGCCCGTTATCTCTGCATTTTCATAAACGTTGGTTTGGGAGAAGCGGCAAAACGGAATGTAGGAACGGGGGAAAATCAGATACCGGACATGACCTCTTTTGCCAGTGGTGATGGATGGATGAAATTACCCAACGGGAAAATCCTGCAATATGGTCGTGGTGCGATTACGCCGACATTATCGACGCAAACAATGAGAATTACATTCAGCATCCCTTTTCCTAAAAAAGTGGACTGCGCCATGCTTACCCATTCTGGTGATGGTGGTGCGCCTTTAGGCGCTGGACGGGGATTCGTGATGACTGCAGAAGGTCCAACACTAACCGGTTTTAATTCCGCTTACAGAACTGCATCAACCAGCTCCACAGTATCGATGAATTACAGTTGGTGGGCTGTTGGTGAGTAATTTTATTCAGGGTGATTTATATGAACGAATATGTTTATAGCGCAAGGCATAATGCTTTTTTCCCTGTGGATATGATTGATAAATATAAATCAGAGGGATGGGATTTATCAGACGCAAAGGAAGTAAATCAAAATATTATCAGTGAGTTTATGGCTGAACCGCCACAAGGAAAAATCCGTATTGCCGGAGATGATGGGCTGCCTGCGTGGGCAGATATTCCTCCACCCACGCATGAAGAGCTTATTGAAATTACTGAATCAGAAAGACAG